GTTACATTGAATTTACTGGTGGTGAACCATTCATGATCGAACAACACTTTGCTATGTTGCAAGGTATTGTGGACCGTGGTATTGCACACCAAGTAGAAATCCACTACAACACCAATGGTACACAGTATCCTGAACAAGCTATTGAAATTTGGAAGCATTTCAAAACAGTGGAAATAGCATTCAGCATTGATGATTTAGGTGCTAGATTTGAATATCAGCGTACCAACGCAGTGTTTGCTGAAGTAGAACAAAATCTAGCTAGATTCAAACTGCTGAGGGAACAGCACACCAACATTCGTTTGCAGTGTTGCAGTACCGTAAACGTATTCAATGTGCGCTACATTGATCAACTGGCACAGTGGATAGCCACACAAGGATTTGATTTTGTGTACTGGAACATGATGCATGATGCTTGGTACTTTAGCATTGCTACATTGCCTGAATCAGCCAAGAATGAAATTATATTACATTTAGAATCAGCCAACATTCCAGCTCAATGGCGCGACGAGTTTGACCGCATATGTGATTTCATGCGCAAGGGTGCATCAACAGATGGCTTTATGTTGCGAATGAAAATTCGAGATCTGGATCGCAAGCGCGGACAAAATTTAGCCACTGTAGAACCTGAGTTTGCTGCCTTAATTGACTATGACTACTCCAAAGCCTGATACCTTGTGCCTTGCGCCTTGGACACACACATATCTTTCTCCACAAACTGAGCGACGATTGTGCTGTGCCAGCCGCGAGCCTGCACAGAATTTTGAACAGTACATAGATACTGCATCTGGCACAGGCAGTTATATTCCTGTAACACTAGAACAGCACTGGAATAGTGACCACATGAAGAGTGTGCGTAAAAGAATGATGGCTGGAGAAACCCTGCCCGAGTGTGATGTGTGCAATAGCAAACTGTTAAATACCTCAGTGTACAGAGATTACTTTGGACACTTGTTTGCGCACAAATTACCGGAGGTGTATGCCACAACTGATGCCAGTGGAGCTACCACAATGCAGCCTGTTAGCTGGGATTATAGATTTAGCAACCTTTGCAACTTCAAATGTAGAACTTGTGGAGACATGTTGTCCAGCTCGTGGGAAGCTGAAGAAAAATCTCATGACATGGTGCATTGGGCAAATCCAAAAAACAATTGGATGCGAGCAGATATCCGACCGCAGATTCGAGCCTTTCAAGAGGATCAAGTTGAACAGGAGTTTGCTCAGGCGGTAGAACAGCATCGAGTAGAAGAAGTGTACTGGGTAGGTGGTGAACCACTCATGTATGAACAACACTGGCGCTATATGCAGCGTATTGTTGAATTAAATGATGGAGGGCGTGTGTATGCAAGATATAACACCAATCTTAGCCGTATTGACTATCGTGGTATTAATCTATATAGGGATATTTTGGACCATGTACGCGATTGGCAGATTTGCGCTAGCATCGACGGCACAGGAGCGATTGGAGAATACATCCGAACCGGACTCGACTATCAACAATTCTGCCAAAACTTCGAAGCAGGATTAAAGCATCAGCGCAACCGTAGACAAATGCGGCTGGACTTTACCCTCACACTGCCGGGCATGTTTGAAGTTGGCAACATACAAAGCATGGCAAAACAATATGATGTAGAGTTACTGAGCAAAGTGATATTCAGCTTTGAGCCCAGCATTGTAATGAGTCCGCTTGCACTGCCTAGATCCTTGCTGGATCCTTGGTTAGATGAGTTAATTGCTGAGTGTACTATTGCCAGCATGCGTGATGTGCTCTCACAGTTAAAAACACGACCCACGTTTGAGGAACAATGGCCAGATACATATCGTCAGGCTCTTGTACAAGGCAAAGCTCGTGTGTTAAAATTAGAAAGCATACGCACAGCCTCAACTTCTATGGCAGAAATTTTGAGTGCAAAACCAGCGGTGAAAGAATGGTGGGATCAAATTGAGTAACAAAATCACAATTACATTGCGAAGCAATCGCACTGGTAGTTTATTACCAGTTTACATTGATGTGTACAACAGCAGCCTAGGCCAAAAATGGTTGGCTGCTCTAACAGAATTGGTAGAGAATCAATATCATTTGGAAAAAAACTATTGTTGGCTGGGCTGGACCGAAAGTGAAAGAACTGCAGAATACATTTGCGGTGAAATCAATCGTAGTATCAATGCAGTTAATCAAGCCAATTTGGGATACCGCATTGACTGTCCTGAATACACAGTAGCATCAGTAATACAACCAGACCTAGACATCAACCATGAACGCATGAATTGGTTGCATAGATACTTTGAAGATTTACAGGGCGTGTCAGGGGCAATGAGTCCTTACTACACCGCAGCTGACGATCATACTAGATGGCATATTCGACAATTGAATTTGTTGTGTCATGAACTAGAGAGTCTAGTGTTGAGTATGCGTAAAGCAGTACAAGCGCCCGAGTGGCGTCGACCCAGTCAACTCATGTGTTGGTTACGAGCACCAAGATTTGAACTAGATCCTGAAGACTATGAACTGTTTGGTATTGAAACAATCAATCGACAACTGGGCGGAGTGTATGTGGGCGTCAACAAAGCTGTAGGCAAAGCGCATTGGGAAGTATTCAATGACGAAGGCAGGGATTCAAGACTTAGTGAGTTGACTACAACATCCTTGCGAGCACAAACACAAGCCGCAGGCGACTTTGATATTGAATGGGCCCGTGATCCTGGTGCGTACCCGTGGCAACAAAAGAAACTAGTTGAGTTTAGAGAATGGCTAACTGCCAATGGATTTGATCCTGAAGACAAAAGTCTCACAATAGGCCACCCCAAAGTAGCACAAGTGAATTTGATCAAAAGCTTTGGTACTGCGGACTATCAAAAGATCTGGGCACAATTAGCACAGCACTTGGATGTGTATAAAATTCAAATAGGCAAAACAACAGCTACATACACATATGACTGGCGCAATCCAGATTACGCTGATCAACAAATAAAGGAATTGAAATGAATTGGATCCAACGACTATGGGCACGAATCACATTGGAAATTCGTTATCGTAAAAAACTCAAAGAGTTGCGCAAACGAGATCCGTTTATCTACAAATGAGTATCTTAGGAATATCAGCTGGCTTTCATGATGCAGCAGCCACAGTAATATCACCGCAAGGTGATATTTTGTTTGCCAGCCACAGTGAGCGTTACAGCAAGAAAAAAAATGACGAAAACCTATGTCTTGAACTGATTCAAGACGCTATAGAGTATGGTGGTGAAATCAATCAGATTGCCTACTATGAACGCCCATGGTTGAAACAGTTAAGACAATTGTATTCAGGGCAAGGCATAGAATGGAACAAGCTGACGGCTAGACGCATCATTAATGATCAGCTGAGCGGAATGGTCAACTTGCCAGCACGCATCAGCACGCACAATCATCATCTTAGCCATGCAGCAGGTGGCTTTCAAACGTCACCGTTTGACCGCGCTACTGTGGTAGTAATTGATGCTGTAGGCGAATTTGACACTGTAACAATATGGGCAGCAGAATATGATAAACTTGGTAAAGCGAATTATCGCAAACTTTGGAGCCAGCGTTACCCGCATTCAATTGGACTCTTCTACTCTGCAGTTACTGGCCGCGTTGGCCTACGCCCACTAGACGAAGAATACATTCTAATGGGCATGGCTGCTTATGGCGAACGTGGCTTTGGCGATTTAATGAAACAGGACTTGGTGGCAAATGAATGGGAAATTCGTTTCCGCAACAACTTGCACACTGGCCTGGAACAAAAGTACCTTAGTCATATTGGTGACGTGGATATTGCAGCCGGTGCTCAGGATCTTGTGGAAGACTTGATCATGAATGTAATGAGTAGAGCACGTGGACATGGTTGGAGCAAAAATCTAGTTTATGCTGGAGGTGTTGCACTAAACTGTAGTGCCAATAGGAGGCTGGGTGAACTATTTGACAATATTTGGATTATGCCTTGTCCTGGTGATGCTGGCAGTAGTCTGGGCGCCGCCGCGCTGGCTCATGGTGGTAGGATTAATTGGCACAATGCTTTTCTGGGCCATGATATTGGCGGTGCTTACCCTGTACATGCCATTCTGGACGAGCTTGTTACTAATCGTATCGTTGGTGTCGCTAGCGGCCGCTCTGAGTTTGGTCCGCGAGCGCTAGGTAACAGAAGTTTGTTAGCTGACCCCCGTGGCCCTGATATAAAGGAACGTGTTAATGCAATTAAAAAACGCCAACAATTTAGACCGTTTGCGCCAGTCATTCTGGAAGAGCTTGCTGATCAGTATTTTGATATGCCTCGTGGGTTCAGTACTAATAGGTATATGCAGTCAATCGCTCGTTGCAGGCATCCTGAGTTATTTCCTGCTATCATTCATGCTGATGGGACTAGTCGTGTACAGACAGTTCCTAAAGATGGATCGGGAATCAGAGAACTGTTAGAAAAATGGTATGTGTTGTCCGGCTGTCCTATATTGCTGAATACCAGCTTGAACATTCGCGGTGAGCCCATGGTTAATGATCGTGCAGATGCAGATCGTTTTGAAAAATTATACGGAGTGAAAGTCTGCTCATGACTGATAGAGTATTTCCAATAAAGAGTGACACTGCCTGCTTGTTAAAATGGGCGTGGTCAACAGTGTACTTGGGACAGGGCACAAGCTCAAGCTGCCATAGAACAGATCAAGCACCTATTCCTGTAGACAACTTTGCAAGCTTTCACAACTTGCCCAACAAAGTACGTGCTAGAGAAATGATGCGCCGTGGAGAATGGCCGCAAGAAGGCTGTCAATACTGTGAAAAGATCGAAGCAGCAGGTGGACTAAGTGATAGACAATATCAACTAAAAGCCGGGCACGAAAAAGATCGTACGCCAGAAGAATTAGTCGTTGATCCCGAAACAAATGAAGTAGTACCCACTATCCTGGAAGTGTACTTTAGCAATGTGTGTAACATGGCCTGCTTGTACTGTGGATCACACTTCTCAACTAAATGGGAAGAAGAAAACAAACGCTTTGGCATATTTGAACAAGGGCGTGTTAAATTTGGTTTTAATCAGCCTAGTAACCCCAACTACGAAAAACAACTAGCAGACTTTTGGCAGTATCTTGAAGATAAAGATCGTTACCGGCACATACGCTACTATCAGATCCTAGGCGGGGAACCTTTCTTTCAAAAGGAATTTGATACCAGCTTGGACTTCTGGGAAGCACATCCTAATCCTGAGCTAACATTCAATATCATTACCAACTTGAAAGTGCCCACCAAGAAGTTCAAAGCATATATTGATCGCTTTGGCGCAATGGTTAATGCTGGTGCGTTAAAGCGTCTACAAATTACAGGTAGCTTGGATGCATGGGGGCCACAAGAAGAATATGTACGCTGGGGCTTGGATCTTGCTGAATGGCAAGAGAACTGGGAATATCTACTGGATAAAGACTGGGTTGTTATGTGCATGAATACAGCTATCTCAGCGCTGACAATTAAAACACTGCCTGATCTAGTGGAACGTATTAATGGATGGAACGCACGCCGTAACCCTTGGAATCCTATCAGCTTCAGCTTTATGTCAGTAATGACACCGCCTGAAATGGTGCCGGATATCTTTGGTGCAGGTGTGTTTGATGCAGACTTTGAACGTGTGCTAGCAGCCATGCCCACAGACAAACCAGGGTCTCTAGATGCACGTGAACACATGGCAGGTATCATGCGACAGATACAAGCAGGGCCACGTGATCAATCACGCATAGATGACCTAAAGGTTTATTTGACTGAAATAGATCGTCGCCGCGGTACACACTGGCCGGATCTATTTCCTTGGTTAGCAGAGCTCAACTAAGCTGGCGTTGAATTGAATTTGATCTGCGTACAGGCCATGTGCTGTACGCAGATTTTCTATTGCAGCGCTGTGTTCAGGGTGTGCAGTGTTACCCACAACATCTTGCGCTGTGAAGCTGGTCCATGTGCCCCAGTCTTCTAGTCTGTTTACAACACCATTGAATCCAAAGTCTATACACAGTTCACAAAAGTTCTGTATGTCTCGGTAGTTGGCTTGTTGCAAAACAAACTTCAACAGCACTTCTGCGCCAGTGCGTTGCTGTACCAGCTTGAGCCATTCCAAGTTGCGCATCAACACGTTCCAGTTTCCGGGCCTACGAACGTCATGATACACTGCCGCAGAGCCTGCATCAATGCTGATAAAGTATTGAGTAATGTGTTCCAGTATAGGCGAGTCACTTAATTGTTTTTCCATTAGCAAGCCATTGGTAAACAATCGAATTGTTTGATTGGGCCCAGGTTGAAATTCTCGAATCAACGGACGCATAATAGCTGACGCTAACGGATCGCCATTGCCACTCATTACAATGTGACAAGGTTGATCAAACTGTTCCAGTAGCTTGCGTGTGTGCTGTACCTGGGCTAGTTTGAGTTCGTAATCGGCCCCGGATGAAATCATTATGCTGTGATCTCTACAGCTGGGGCAGGCTAGATTACAGCTTTCGTCTATGTTGATGCTTACTACATAACGAGTATCAAATAAATCATTATTCATTACACCGCAACGGTCCACAGCACAATGAGTAAATGCACCTGAATCAATATCTTTTTGTAATGCTGTAGAGGTAGGATGCAACCAAACATCTGCTAGCTTTTCAAAGTCTGTTATCTTTCCGGGACTTATAGGTAACCATGCTTCACAACCGCATACAAAGCAATCTCCCTTCCAGTCTATTACCAGTTGCTTGCTAGGTGCATTACAACGGTAGTCTATCTTGTGGCCTAGCTGTGCATTACGAGGAATTGTGTTAAATGAATGTTGATTGGCGATAGGGATAATCATGTGGGCGCCTTTGAATAAAGACTACTGCTGCCGCAGAAGTCATTGCACGCCAGCAAGGGATCAGTGTCCCAAGTTGGGGGTATTTGATTGAACCATTCAATGCATTGTTCCAGAGTATTTTTTAGTGCATTGTTGTTAGCAATCATTGGTGCAAGTTCTTGATTGATTTTGTTGTAGTACGTGTTCATACCACGTTCAAACGTTTCAGGATTGTAACCTAAAAAACAACAAGGATAAACATCGCCAACACTGCTGATGTAAAGTTCTTTTTTGTTTTGTGCCTTGCACGAAACAGGACCAAGTTGTTGTTTTTTGTGTTGCACAGTGTTGTTGAACCTGCTGTGCCATAATACTTCAAACTCAGTGTGCGGAACATTTCCTATCACATTTACTAGTTTTTTTTCTTTGTTGTATACTGGACTATTACTACGACCGTGATCTATTAGATCATGAGACCGAAAACCCAAGTCCTGAGCCAGTTGTCGGGCTTGATCAATTTGATGAGCATTGTGATCAAACCGTGTCATTTTCCACACAGCATGACCACCAGCTGCAATGAATTTTTGTGCATTGGCCATCACTACACTGTACACTGTGTTTTTACGATAGATACTGTGAGTGTCCTCAAGTCCGTCAATGCAAAAATGAACTATTACTCCTAGTGTTGCTAAATCTTGCCAGAATTGTTTATCTCGTGCTCCGCCATTGGTTGATGCAGCAATCTGTGCTGTACTGTGTTGTGTGATATATCTAACAATGCTCACAGTGTCGGGATTCATCAACATGTCGCCAAAGTTGCCATTGATCCAAACCGACTTCAATTGACTCAGAAACTCAGGCTTGGCTATGTGTTGAAACTCAGCCAAGGTCATGTTGTGTTCAGTGTATCCACGATTTTCAGGATACCCGTGAAAGTTACGTGGACACAACGGGCACTCTGCATTGCACTTGCTGGACAATTCAATATCCAACGCAACAATGTCACTGAGCCGGTACATTACAAATATGTTTCAAGACCACCACGACGACGCAGGTCTTGAGTACAGCAGGATACTCCGCCATCCCAGAAATAGCTGTGACGCAGTTCACTAATGATAGGATTGATTCTGTGCTTTTTGCAGTAGTCAAACACCTGTTTGTTGTAGGCACTAAAGATAACGTTTTCTTCGTCCAACACAAGACAGTTAACATCAAACACAGTTTCGGCCACAAAGCCTGTCCACTTGTTTAGATATGTGTCCACAAAGTCAGTAAACTCAGCTGTGGGTGTTTGTCCTTGTACATACCAAGCACCTGGTGATTGTTCATACTTGAACTTGCCTACTTCCATTGCTGCCCAGATACTGCTATCCCAGATCTTGCACACATCCCACCCTGGGAAGTCTTTGGCTAGATCCAAGTTAACATCGTGTTTGCTGCTTAGTAGTACACCAGGCTTGAGAATTGCAAATACTGCATCGCCATGTCCGTCGGTGATAGCTTCGTGGATTCGATATTCTGGACCCAGTACATTGTCCACAATCCATCGTGTTTGGTCAGGTCGTAAAAAGTCTGAGTTATCAAAAAACACATCACGGCCCACACGCACAATGCAACTGGCACTGGCACCATTAAGGATACAGTTTTCGTCCCAACGACCTTGATGAGGGTTAACAACTTGATCCTTGAAGTCTGCACAAATTTCATCTAGTTCTTCCATGTTGAGTACACGCAACAGCTTGTCGCCTAGTGTGATTTGCCAGTCGCGTGGGGTTAGTGGGGGCAACGGAGCACCACCACCTTCAGTCTGATGCCATACAAAACTGTCCTTGCTGGGCAAGTTAGGACGTCGAACTCGAGCACCGTACTTTTCAATAGTCTTGCTCAAGTTATCTAGGTCTTCTTCAGTTTCAGCAAGAATTTGTTGCAGTTGATTACGTACCTGTGGATTATCAATAAAGTCAAAATAATCAGGACTGTAGGCGCGACCCACAATGACCTCTTCAAGAGGTTGCCAGCTGGTGTAAGAATTAATCATGTGTTTAGTTTAGTGAATAAAGTATTTAAACGGTTGGCTTTGTTGGCCAAAAATAACTGTTGGTTATGTTCAATATCAGCACGAGCAGCTTCAAATCGGTCAGCCAACCTGTGTTGAGATTGTTGTATAGCTTCGCACAATCGTAACCAACGTTGAGTGTTGTCCACAATACGATCGTAGGTGTTATCCAGTACTGAGTCAAACGTTTTATAGCCCAAGTCACGCAAGGCTTGCAAACTACCTGCAGGTCCAGCAATAAAAAACAATTGACCGTGTTTGATAGGCTTGAATGTTTTTTCTGTTAGAAATACACCGCCGCTTTGGTCAGCATCAAAGTGCGTTTCCAACACTATGTTACAGTAGCTGTTGACATGATATTTGAAATCGGTTACTGAGTGATTGTTGCGTTGATCTTGATCTGATTCATCACTAATATACGGGGCATTTTGCAAGAACTTGTCAGTAGCTTCACTTAACCCATCAATATTGTTGATCTCAATAGGATTGTCAGTACCCACGCTACCAGTTTCGCAATAGCTCCAGTAACTGTTATTCAGTACTTTGTGCCGTAATAGATCTGCCATGGCAGTAGCACGCCACGACTTGTGCAGTCGATTCAGTGCTGTGAATTCTCGCTCACGTGGCTGTGCATGAACTGGTAATGCAGGCTGATCACAGTTGCGTTGGTAATACCATAACTCAAAGTCGTTAAAATACACAAACCCCGGAACAGAGTCAGCAGCTGAATTTGCGCTTACAAATACATAACAGTTTTGCGGAAGCCGAACATTAAAAGCCAGTTGGTCAAGACGCTGCTTGATCCTAGCTGGATTGTCTCCTTCGTGATAGTAAAACAGTACTCGAACTTTACCTTCGTACACAGCAGTAAACACTGCGGCGGGCAGCAAGGTAAAATAATCAATACCAAAGTTAAAGAACCCTAGGCCCACAGGATAAAAAGTGTTAGCAGGCAGTTTATTGTGAATGTGGTGAATATTGATTTTTACACCATGCTGTTCACAATATTCCTGCAGCCTTAACGGTATAGTATAAGGAAAGTAGGAGCCAAACTCGCGCCAGGCGGGTGTGTAAGGTCGTGCTTGATGCTGCGCCAATGAAGGGTATATACGCCCTTTGATCACTTGATCAGCTATTAGATTCAATTCCATTTAACATCTCATTTAGTTCTTGCCATAGAACAGCTTCAAATCCTCCCCCATAGAAGTGATTCCAATTGTGTTCTATAACTTCACGACATCGCTCAAACAACGTTTGTTTAGCAAGGTCGGATAATTTGTCTAGACTATTCAATAGACTAGCAATACGCTCAATTCTGTCATGATCTTCAGCGTCATCATAACTCTCGTCCCAGATACCGTCAAATGTTCGGAATCCATAACTACGCAAATACTTCAAACTGCCTTTTGTGCCCACAAGTACAAAGGGCATGCCCAAGGCAATGGGCTTGAATGTTTTTTCAGTAAGATGATGTCTGCGACCAGAAGCCACAGTTTCTGTTACCAAGTATAACAGACTTTCGCCTGCTTGGTCAAACAAACTGAGCCAGCATGAATGCATGGGGTGGTCTGTTTCTCCCTCAAAGTTTATGGGCAAGGTCTGTGCAGCAAACACTTGTTGAATGTCTGGATACTTTTGCAACAATGGCTCAGCCGCGGCTTCGATGCTGATGTTCTCTGCTGGACACACTGCTGGACAACTAATATGATTGTTGGTCATGTTGTTTTTGAATATGTGGTACAGCATTTCTAACCTGTGCAACCGTTCGCCGGCCACAATACGATTTGGGGCTATAAACGTTTTTGTAATTTTACGTTGAGCCAGAGGGGTAATCAAAAACGTCTTGTCGTATCCACGATACCAGTCTAGTGCAGCCCACCCGTGAAAGAAATAATACAAAGGCTTCCACTTGAATCTTGTACACACTAAATCAACATATTCACTATTTTGCTCACTGGTAAGCAAATATCCTGGTGTTGGCCACCCACACCGTTGAAAAGAATAGGTTACTGGCTCATTCTTGATAAGATCCGCATTGTGGCCTTGAACTGCTAAAAAAGTAGGCATGTGTATGTTCAAATGTATTGGCTCTTGGTCAAAAAAGAATATATAATTGTGTTCGTGTATATCATCTCTGCCGTAGTTCATGACGCTGTCTGCGTCACTTCTACCAAATGGTTCGCAAAAAAATGCTCTGAATCCAGGGCGGTTGGCCCTTAACCAAGGCCAAAAGGTATTGTTGTAAATTTCATCTATTCTAAGCATGTTTGACGTATTTTATATTGGAAAAAAGCCAAGCTTGTTTGCTCATGAGCAGTGTGCAAACAGTGTTGAGCATGCACAGCAATTGAGTCGCACTAGGTTTTGTTGGGTTGTAAACTACTTAGCGGACTACAGTGGCTTTGACTTTCTTTGGGAGCCAGCACCGTGGCAAGCGCATCAATTGCATGTTTGGCCCAATCAGCATCACGAATATTCTGGCACATATCTGGTGCCTAAAACTCCAACTGACCAAATCAATTTTCACACCACAGTAGTACCAAACAAGTCTAGCCAAGACAACTGGAAGGTGTTGCACCCTATTGCACAAGATCAATGGGACTGGACATGGGCACCGCACCCACTAGAACCTCCTTACATATACGTATGGGGCAATCAACATTGGCCTGCTGAACAAATGCCCACAGTAGAGTACCAGGTGCCAGGAGCAACTGATATCAAGTTTATGCAGATGCCAGCACAGTTAATGCCCAATCAGCAAAACTGGTCAATAACAGCCAACGCAGATGTTGGCAGCATAGACTTTAGCTGGGTGCCAGATCCGTGCGAGCCACCTTATAACTATGTGTTTGGCAATCAATGGTATCCGGCTGAGATCATGCCCACAGCAACTTATCATGTGCCTGGCGCCACAGAAGACAAGTTTGTAGATACTGTAGTGCCTTTGTTGCCCACAAGAGATAACTGGGAAATACTTGAATCCATAGACGAAACAGCGTGGGACTGGACCTGGGTGCCTAACCCCAAAGATCCGCCTTACATATACGTGTGGGGCAATCAATGGAACCCACCTGAACACAAAGTCAGTGTTCGTTATGTGGTCCCGGGTGCTACAGAAATCAAGTACATGGATCAACGTACCACTCGTTTGCCCAACTACGGCAATCAGTGGCGGGTGAATATCAACATAGAAGAATTTGATTATTCTTGGGAACCCAACCCGTTTGATCCTCCAATGGACTATGTGTTTGGTAATCAATGGAATTCAGGTGTTATTGAACCCACGATTGTGTATCATGTTGATGGTGCTAGCGAAACCAAGTATATTGATGAAATAATTGCAAAGGTGCAGGCAGCGCCTGCCAAGTTCACTAGCCTAGCGCCAGTAGCAGACTTTGATTACTCTTGGAGGCCAGATCCTACAGAACCTCCTTACATATACGTGTTTGGCAATCAATGGCATACCGCAGAGATCATGCCCACACTAGAGTATCGTGTAGATGGTGCTAGTGAACTCAAGTACATGGATCATCCTCGAGCTCAGTTACCAGAACGACATGATAATCGCTGGCACACACTAATTGACTGCGAGTGGGATTATAGTTGGATTCCTGACCCAGGAGATCCTGCCTACATATACGTGTTTGGCAATCAATGGCACTCTGCAGAAGTGATGCCTACACTAACATACACAGTACCGGGTGCAACAGAACGCAAGTACATGGATTATCCACGTGCTCAGTTACTGGAGTCTACCAAGAACTGGGACAATTTAAGCGAGCATCGTTACGAGTTTGATTACTCATGGCAACCTGACCCAGGCGAACCTCCCATGGTATATGTGTTTGGCAATCAACACTGGCCAGCAGAAAAGATGCCTACCTTGAGGTATTGTGCTGACAACGCAGATGAGTCTAGTGCCGTCAAATACATGGACTACCCACACGCAACGTTGTTGCCCAACACTACACTATGGACTGTTCCGCCCAACGTCAAAGAAGACCAAGTGGATTACACCTGGGTGCCTGATCCAGGCGAACCTCCTTACATCTATCAGTTTGCTACACAGCATCAAAAGACAGGTGGTCCTGTGTATACTGTGCCTGGTGCCACAGAAATCAAGTACCTTGAGCATGTGCAAGTGGAAATAAAAACAGCCACAGTTCCTATCATTGAAATTGATCATTTGGATGGAAACGCAGGCAACATTCCCAACACACTCAAACGCATACGTTACTTTGACAACTACAGAGACACCTTGATCCGCCTGGCCAAAAGTCTAGTAGGCGAGCACGAGTGGGTATGGGTATGCAGTAGTATCTGTGACTACTCAGGATTTGACTTCTCGTGGCACCCTGAACGTTGGCAAACCACAATGCTGCATGTGTTTGCATCTAACGAACAAAAGTTTGGGGACACATTCTACATGCATGTGCCTACCTTTGCTGAACGTGCAGAGAAAAAGGCCTTGCTGGAATGGTATAGTGTGAACTATGTGCCACGTATATCTGTACCTCGACGCAGCATGCCAGTGATCGAACACAGCGCTGATTCGCATGTTGATGCAGTAAAAAATACAGACTGGGCCGGGCCAGTTGCATTGTTTACCACAAATGGCATGCCAATTACTATTCCTGCTATCCCACTGTGGCGCCAAGAGACCAAGGTTGTTGTGCCATTGAGTGCTGGTGCCAGTGCAGTTGTTGTGCCAAAAACAGCCAAAGGCAGTGTCAAAACACAACTATATGACTACCCTTACATTGACAAAACACAACGAAAACGACACGGCGATAATCCTTTGGACATTGTGTTCATCTCAAACGGAGAGAAAAACGCAGATCAAAATTATCAGCGTCTAAAAGACAGTACCTACAATCGAAACAATCATGTGTATCGTGTTGATGGGGTAAAAGGTCGTGTGGCAGCATATCATGCGGCTGCTCAAAAGTCCACTACACCTTGGTTCTTTGCAGTATTTGCCAAGTTACAAGTCAACAAAAAATTTGACTGGTCGTGGCAACCTGACCGTATGCAGCAACCCAAGCACTATATCTTTCATGCCTACAATCCCTGCAATGGTCTGATCTATGGCCATCAGGCCATGATTGCCTACAATCGAGAATTGGTGTTGGCCAATACAGGCCAAGGGCTGGACTTTACTCTGGACAGTGCGCACGAAGTTGTTCCTATTGACTCAGGCACAGCATGGTACACTGATACTGCTTGGTCAGCATGGAGAACAGCATTCCGGGAAGTAATCAAACTTGAAGCATCCAAGCCTGATGTTGAAAGCGAATATAGACTAAGTCAATGGCTCACCAAAGGCGACGGCTGGAACGGAGAGTGGAGCATTCGAGGTGCAGAAGATGCTGTGGAGTATTACGAGCAAGTCAAAGGTGATCCCACTGAACTCCGCAAGAGCTACGAGTGGGATTGGCTGGCAAGTTATGCGTTTGTCAAACGTTCTTTAGTACCTGATCAGTAACATATTCTACCTCTGAGTCAGACAGCTCGGGGTAGATAGGCAGGCTCAGCACACGCTGACACAGTGCAGACGCTACACTCAACATATTGGGCCCGGGAAATTGGCGCAGCACAGAATCATAATGCAAGGGCTGAGCATAATGTATATTGGTTTCGATGCTGGCATCCCACAGCTTTTCTCGTAGTCGATTGCGGTGATCAACATCAATCACAAACTTATGAAACGCATGGTTGTGTTCGTTTTGTTCATTGATCAAACAACGTATGCTGGTATTTGCAAAACGCTCACACATGTAAGCAGCAATCTTTCGACGCCTCCCTTGCCACTGATCAATGTACTGTGTCTTGACCATCATGTGAGCACAGTCTAGCTCGCTCATGCGACTGTTACTGCCACCACGTTCTGCCTTGTAGTCACCTTTGTTGTGATTGCCCCAGGCCCGTGCAAAGTCTGCTAGATCTTGATTGTCTGTGACCACTGCACCGCCATTGCCATAGCAAGCCAAGTTCTTCATAGGGTCAAAGCTGATAGCACTACCCTCGCCAACTCGAAGACTGTTGTTACCCAACCAGTGTTGTGCAGCATCTTCGATCACAGTGACATTGTTGTGTAGCCAATGTGTCCAGGCTTTGACTGAGTGGGCATGAGAAATAGCAGCACCATACAATCCTACCAGGACCACGGCCTGATAATCAAGATCCTGCGGAATTTTGTCAGGGTCAAACAAACCGTTGATATCTACATCTATAAAGTGTACGTCCCAGCCGGCTCGCAAAAACGCATTGGCCGTTGCCACAAACGTCAAGCTAGGAATCAACACTCGCGGTTGCCGGTTGGTTAGTTCTAGTCCACGCCAGTATTCGGCAATGATTTCCAGAGCCTGCGTACCCGAGTGGCAGGTTACTGCATTTTTGCCCCCGTTCCTAACTGCCAGCCAGTTTTCAAACTTACGAGTCCAGGGCCCGTTCATGAGCTGACCAGATTGCAACACCTGGTCAGTTGAGTCCAGTATCTCTTGGCGTAGGTTGTTATACTGTCTTGGGAGACCAGTAAACGGAATTCGAAAGCCAGTCATAGTATTCACGGAATCCTTGTTCTACATCAACTTTGGGGTCAAAGCCCAGAATAGTTCGAGCACGATCAATGTTGAGTGCGCCACGGCTTGGGAAATCTGCATCCTTGTCTCGTGTTTCAATAGTGCCCTTGCCCACAATCTTCACAATCATTTCTGCCGCTTCGAGGAGCGTAACACTATGACTCTTGGTGATGTTGAATACCATGTTGCGACACATGATCCTAGTCGCAGCCGCAACAATGCCATCTGCAGCATCATCGACGTATGTAAAGTCCAGCGTCTCCGACGCACCGTTGACCCGGAGAACACCACCACGCATGGCTTGGAGCATAAACTTTGCAACAACCCTATCTTCCACGTCCAAAGGCCCATATACTGCCGACGGACGGATGATAACATATTCCATACCTGTTCTTCTTGCATAATCTTTAACAAGCCATTCTCCTGCCAGCTTCATGATGCCGTATTGTCCTTGTGGCGCACAAGGATCATCTTCCAACACTTGATCTTCAAAGTCCCCGTACACCATGCTGCTACTGATGTACACAAAACGTTCTACCCCGTGCTTTTTGGCACTCTCCAACAAGTTGATCAAACCACGCATCATGACGTCAGCACCATGTGCAGGGTTGGCATTGACCACTTTCTGTCTGGGAAAGCTGGCACAATGAATGATCACCTTGGGCTGCTCTTTTTCTACAATATGATCAATCTCATACCCGTCTGTGATACACTGATTGTAATATGTGTGGTCAGTGATCTTGTTGAGTCGCTCACTGATCAAGTAATCAATCTCCGCTTGCGGGATAATTCCGTATGTGGTGTGAGTGTCTACTACACTAACTGTTTCCCCACGTGCTTGCAATCGTTGCACCACATTGTGCCCAATTAGGCCATGCCCACCTGTTACTAAAAACTTGCTCATTTATTTCCCCATTTCATTTGATACCACATATAAACTTTTTCATCCATCACAGTAAAGTTTCCGCCTTTGCTGTAATCCCAAAATCTTCCATGTTTGTACACACCCGGCGGTCCGTATGTTTCTTTTAACCAGTCCAACTTTATGCTATTGAGCACACCTTGAAACCGATACATTGATACAGGCACAAACACTTGATTGTCTGCATCCCACACTTGTTTTTTTACTAGTGGTGGTGGCACAGCCTCTGCATCTACATACTCAATGTTTTGTGCCCACATACTTTAACTTGAAAAATATTTGATCTGCTTCACTGAGCCTAGCAACGATATTGAACTCATATCCATAAGTGTAATAGTCCACTCGTTTGGTCCACCAAGGCTGATTCACAGCATGCTTCATCACCCATTGCCCTGCTGCACTTTGTTGCCATTCCCAGATGGGTGCGGCTGCATAAATTTCAGGATCTTCTACATCACTCAATCTAAAAGTGTGTACTATAATGTCTGAATACTTCACAGGAACGCCGTCAAGGATTTTAACTTCTGACGGCGTCCAGTGATTCCATTCTGCTGCTTGATTGCGAACTATTGCCATGCTGTATTATAGCATGCAATTGATTATTTTGCAATCATATCGGTAGCCATTGGAAAGATTGCAGCAATGGCCTGAGCACATGCTAGAGCAATATCAGCATGCTCTTTTTGTGTACCGTTTTCTTTGCGCAACAGGATGTAGTGGATCCATGATCGGATGGTACCGTTCATGTACATACGGCTAACAGTATTACCTTCGGGCAGCATGCAACGAGCTTGCTCTTTGGCAATGCCAGCACCAAGTGCCCAGGAGTAGTTCTCCTTGACCAAGTCAATCACTTGTTGCTGTCGTCGAGCCCACTCAGCAGCAAGAAAACGATCATCCTCAGTTTCGTTTCCAAGCTCTACACTGTTTTGTCGATTCTTTGTGTCCTGCAGTCTTGCCTCACGTAACACAAACGATTGGCTGAGTTCAGCTGTAGGATCAGCATATCGCTGACTGAACTCTTGGAAGCTGAAACTTCTGTGACGTAGAATCTGTCGGGCAATGTCTCGTGTGGTGACGATCTCCAAGCAGGCTGACACCATTTCGAGTGGGCTCCAGTGCTGGTGCTTGACCAAGTACCGGATGAGCTTTTCACTTGTTTCAGTGTTGAACTGGTTGGCAGGATTGGACACACGGGCACAGTACGCGATAAGTTCTTGTGCGTCGTCAACTCCCTGAGATCTAAATTCCTCAGTTGGCTGACTGTAGGATAAAAGGGTAACATTCATGTTTTAAAGGCCGTTTAATAGCTTGTCAGTTTCAGGTTGTACAATTTGGGCAACAGCGGCAATGTCCACAACAAAGTCGACATCGCGTATTTGATCTTCAAACTCTGCTAAAGTTCGGGTCAGCACATGTTCAATTTCGTCCATGTCTAACCCTTGTTTGCGCAAAGTATGCAAGTTGATTGTGCGTTGCTTTTTACCAGCCAGGCGCACAATCACTTTTTTAATACACTCCAATGGGACATCAGTCTTGTTGACTTCGTTAATGATGTCTTCCCATCGGTCCAGGAACTCATCACTGAACTGCATCAGACGCTGCCACTTTGGCTTTGCGACCGCGCCGTGGTGCTGGTTCAGCTGGCGCTGCCGCGGCAGCAACTGACTGCTCGTATGCATCAACTCTCACACTGGGGTGCATACGTTGTGCATCTTTCTTCATTCTAGCAGCTTCTGCAATCATGCCCTTGGCTTCAGACTCCATCTTCTTGGCCTGTGCCAGCATGTTGATAGCCAGAGTCTTGTCATCCAGAGCACTGTCCAGATTGGCAGCAAGATTCTTGCTCATGGGAGCCTGTTGTCCACGTTTGAATTCAGCTTCGGCACTGCGTTTGACATCCGGAGCAACCATGCCTTTACTGTTGTCCAATTGTTGCAAGCGAGCACGAGCATCGTCACCAGTTTCCATTTCGCGAATGATACGATTGAGTTCGTCTAGCTTGACTGAACTGGTAGCATTGGGTGTAACAATCACTTGGTTGCTAGGAACCTTCTTGATCATGCCTTCGCGGTGCAGGGCTTCCAGTTGTGGACGACCGTCGGGCAATACTCCGCGGTGCAGAGCATCTGCCAAGTTGGTGGCTTGTTGGCCCACAGGGCTTTCCAGGGTTTTCATGATTGAATCATGAATGTGTGTGGGCAATGTTTCTGGATAAATTACCAGACACATGTGGTCTTCACCAGGTACTTCTCTAAATAAGATTGCAACCTTGCGATCGCCGTGACGTCCAATATGCTTGAGCATGTTATTCTCCTTCGGGGGTTGGGGTAGATTCTGTGGGCTGTTGAGCCTGAATCTGTGCTTGAGTTTCGTCAACAAAGCGAGTGATTTTGTTGTACAGTTCTCCAACTGATTGCATTTCGTGGGCTTTGAATGCTCCACGTGTGCAAGCAGCATCGATCAAATTCTTGACCGAAATCATGTCATTGAGGGTTAGTTGAGCGTTTTCCATGTAGATATTTAATGTAGATACACTGGACAATTTTATTTCTTGCTAGGTGTCCAAGTTTTTACATTGGGCGTAATGTCGTTGTCAAAGATTTGTGCCATGGTATTCCACAGGCTTTGTCGTTCACTTGGAGTCATACCCGCTACCCAAGATGGGTCTGTGTCTTTTCGATCAAGTCCGTAATCGTGCCTGTAGGTATAACACATGCTGGTAATGATTTGTTCTCGAGTCATTTGTACGCCTTGATATCTCGATGCTTGACCACTATCACACTGTACCAAACATCTTGATATTTGATTGGAAGGTCAACATGCACAGTTACTTCAGGTCCAGTCACATGATTGATCAGTCGATCATTCCCCACACTGCCCACAAACGGTATCTTGTTCCACTTGCCGATCACTCTATCACCGATGTCGTACACATGTTTGTAACCAATTCGATTGAAGTAATCAGTTTGATTGCCCATGTCAAGTCAATCGCACTCGACTTAGTGCAAAGTTTGAAACTGCAAAAGCAAAAGAGATTCCGGCCCAGAAATAATCGCCCTTTGCAAGCGCACCCAAGCCCTGCGCCAACAACACTCCGATCAAGAACCAAGTGATAGCATCTTGGTGAGTCACATACCATTGTTTAAATTTATTCATACAATTTTCTTTCTTGTGTTTGATATCATCGACCATGTTCCAGGATTGGTCATTACCATTCTTTCCTTGCTTTTTTTGCTTCGGACCAAATCTTTTTCATTATGTTCCAGATTGGGTAAGCAAAGTAGCCTATAACAAAGCCGTACACTAGCGGAGCAAGGGCATCTACGAATTCTCTCATACCACTCGCCCCAACACACCCCAGATCAGTGCATCCAGTTCACGTTGATAATCTGGGTTGCCGTTTCTGCGTTTCATCCAGATGCGTTCCAACAGTGTTCGCATTTCGTCAGGATCTACTCCGCGAGTGTTGTAATCAAGCCCGCGGCGTTCTAGTTCTTCAATGAGATCGTCATCGTCAAAGTCATCAAGCTCTACATCAACTTCAGTTTCTACGTACACTGTTGGCATGGTTGCTCCTTACTTGGGCATCATGAGTGCATTGAAGTTGCTGGGAACAACAATGGTCTGCACCTTGCCGGCTTTGATACCTTCCGAGATGTTCAACATGGCCTGTGCTTGCATGAATGCAATTGAACTACCGGAGTTGTTGGCCAGTGCTGCCATACGACGCGATTCAGCTTCGGCAGTTTTAACTTCAACTTCCTTCTGCTTCAATTCATTCTTTGAACGTACCAAATCGTTGGCACTTGCCACAACTGAGTCTGCAGGCACTACGTTACGAACCATGACCTGTGTGATGCTAATACTGCCATCCAGCTTTTCTTCAGCAAGGTTTCGAGTGATTTCGTCCTTGATGTAGTTCTCCATGTCAGTGCGATTGTCTGCCATGTCCAGGGCTTCGTACTTTCGTGCCGCCTTGTAGATGGCGTTACGAGCATTTTGCACCACATAGTTGTACATCACATAAGTGTCGCCTTTGAACTCAGCATGGAAGCTCTTGTTCTTGGTTGAATACAACTCAGCAACTGATTGTGAGTTGATGTTGTAAACAACCACAGCATCAAAGTCCTTCATGGTACTGTTGTCTTTGGCCACAGGAGTCATGTTCTCCAAGCTCACGTTCACATCCTTGACCGGGAAGGTCAACACATCACCAATGATAGTTTGGTTAACTGTGCCAGGCAGCAATTCGCCACTCTGAACTTGTTTGTAGGCGTCGATTCGAACACCAACTTCACCGGTCTCAATACGAGTGCAAGCAGAAGTCAGTGCAACGGCAGCAGCCACGATAGAAAGTTTAACAACACGATTCATTTAGATAACTCCAGTAGAAAAAAGATAAAAACACACAGCAAAACCCAGGGCAAAGTACAAAGGCCTGAGCCAACGATCATTGATCATATGATTCCTTTAAAAAACAACCACTAATCCGGCCAGTAGCACAACTGCCACCAGTGAACACATTGTAGCATAGGCAAGTAATTTTGTCAACTGCCATTGCTCTTTACCGCTCATTTGGCGAACAGCCATAATCCCAAAGCCAACTGCGACACTCAGGATCAACCACATTGTAAACATTTTAATCATTTGCACACCTTTTCAATTTGTTCCACAGGCATACTAGCCTGAATAGCAGTGATTCGGCACTGCTGGCGATAATGCGATTCAAATCCCAGTCCGATAAACATAGAACCAAACAGACCAATCATCATGATAGCCAACCATTTTAATTCCATATCAACCTTTCAAGGATAACTAGGGTCACGTTCGGCTACCAGGGGCACATCGCGCCACTGGCTCCATTGCATGTTGGCAGTGGCACTGGTTGACTCTTGATCCCACATGCCAGCTCGCACAGTAACATCAATCTGCTGACGATACTGCAATCGCTTTTCGCCTTCTACAGGTACATACCAACGCATCTCAATCATTTGTTTTCCTCGTAGTAGGCGTACTGACCCCATGGTGGAACAATTGTAGTGGTACCGTGCAAGATAAACACTGTGTCAGTGTAGTTCTCGTCACCCCACGAACCAAACGGATAGCCGTCTGTAAACATAACCAAGCGCTTGGGCTCAATCTCGTTTTCTTTCAAGTAGTTGAACACACAATCAAAGTCTGTACCACCGCCACCTTTGACTTCGTAGTCGCAAATGTCGTCCAAGTTCTCTGAGTTGTATTGTGCAGGATTGTATGCTTCAGTGTCAAATGTTACTACATGGATACGATATGCAGGGAACGAGTCCATGATACCTTGCACTTCGCCCAAGAAGTCTTTCAACATCTTTTCGCTAATACTACCCGAAGCGTCCAGAGCCACAGCAATGTCAATCATGGGATCCAGCTTCATGCCTGGCATAACTGCATCCATGTGCCAACCCTTGCGGCTGGCTCGCATCCAAGTGTAGTCACTCTTGATAGTGCTTTCCAGTTGCATGCGAAGCAGTTCGCGCCAGTTCATCTTGGGCTCAGTAAGCTCTTGGATTAGACGCTTGACTCCAGCTGGGATGTTGCCTGCACCGTCTGTGGTAGCAGCCGCAGCCAGCATGGCTTCCTTGATCTCGTCACGAATAGCTTGGCGATCAGCGTCTGAAAGCTTGGGGCGACCCTTACCTTCTTTGTCACCATCGCCATCACCTTCACCATCACCTTCGCCGTCCAAGTGCTCGTCAATCAGTTTGTCCATCAAGTCGCTCATGGAGATCTTTTGAGCGTTCTCCATCAACTTGTCGTAGATCTCTTCTGAGCTCAAGCCATCATACTTGGGATCATGCAAGCAAGGCACTGTGGTGATCTTTTCGCCCACACGGTGCTTGATCAAGTCTGCGTTCACAGCAAAGTCATTGGCAATGTTGAACAGTTGCGGATCGCGATTGCCGCGACGACCAAAGTGGTCATAAACACAGTGCAGAACCTCGTGTCCAAACAAGAACTCAATCTCTTTGGGACGAAGCATTTGGATAAAGCGTGAGTTGTAATAGAAGTGACGACCGTCTGTGGCCGCTGTGCCGCACCATTCGTCGGCATTGACCAGCTTCAAGCGAGTGGCCAAGTTACCAAAGAAGCTGGCACGAAGCAAGAGTCCCACACGGGCTGTGATCAGTTTTTCGCGAACGTCGCGGTCAACCTTGGCGTCAGTAGGGCCCAACAGGTTAGCAAACTTTTTCTTGTCATCTTTGGTCTGTGTACTGGTTGTCATGTGTGTCCTTTGTTGCAATGTGTGTATTATAACACGGTGTAAATTAATGGTCAAACGCTTACAGGCCCAATTCGGCACGTTCTTCGGTAGTCAACTTGGCCAATGCTGTGGCACGAACATTGGCTCTTTTCTCACGCTCGGCACGAGCTTCTTCCTTCAGCTCCACGTTAACTTCCAGTTCGTACAAGGCCATATCGGAGACCACAGTCCACTCAGCATACACAAAGAATGGACTTGCACGGCGTTCATCACGGTCTGCAACCAGGAACTGATTGCCCTTGACTGTGAGTTCAAAGTTCTCCCGGACTGCTCGCTCCAGCACTGCCATCATGCGTTCATTGTAGCTGGCCTTGGCCACGGCTGTCATGGCTGCTGTCTCTGCTTCCAGACGTGCTTCGCGTTGTGCTTTGGTTTCACGTGCCATTTTCGACTCCTGTTTTGCTTTGCTATGTGTATATTATAGCAAATTGGGCATTTTTGGTCAAGCCTTTTTCATGCTGTAGAACTGGAATTCTGTACCAAACACAGTGACAGCAAAGCCCTTGGCGTTGGGGTTTGTGGGCTTGCGGAAGCCAAATCGTGTAGTACTTTCTGCTACATCAAAGTCCCAGTTCACAGCGCCCAACAGGAACATCAGGGCAATCAGTACAATGCTGACAGGCCAGAACAAGCAGATCACGAACACTGTTAACGCTTCTTCGTGCGGAGCACGGATAGCGAACAAGCCCTTCAACACAATGACACCCACCAAGTATGCTACGATCAGTTCCATTTCTAACTCCTGTTTTGCTTTGCTATGTGTATATTATAGCAAATTGGGAAATTTTGGTCAAGTACTACTCAAGTATACATTTTTGAGGTCTTGAACGTTTTACAGCAATATTTCACGAAGATCTTGCTATAGTGCTCACAGCAACAAAAGCAAGGGTTCTAGCTTGATCAAGGCCTATATAAATCAACAACTTAGCGCTCCTTTTGACCTGCAAAAACTGTGATTTTGGGGGTTATTGCAGATCTTGCGAAGAAACTGTGAGATTCAAGTAACGCAACACAAACCAACTCTGTGTACTTTCGTTGTAAAAATCCAAGCACACATGATCTTCATAATGCATATCGGGACGTCCTGGTTTGGGTTTATGCTCGTTGGGAACCAAGGCCCGATAATGCCTTACAACAAAGCCCAGTTCACGGCGCATAACCCAACTGATACCAATTTTGGGTCCGTGTTCTTCTACCAATCGGTCCATAATGGTTTGCCACTCTTGTGGCTTGCAAAATGTAACTAGATTCTTTTTGATTATTACTTTCATGACATTGCTAGTTTAGCCAAATAGGTAATGTAATTGTGTACCTGTGGAGCATATCGTATTTTAAATGAATATGTCCCAGACCACGCCATATATCCATATGCATTTTTTACTGGTTGTTTTGTGTCTGATCGAATATAGGTTCCAGTGAGATCAAATTGATCTATTGCAATACCGTTTGCAGAAAGATTAGATATTATAATATGCGACTGTGTATCTGGTGTTTTGGTCATGGTTACCTGTGCCACAAAAGTAGTTGTGGGATCGTATGACCATTCGTACCAATCCAGTCCTTGATCTTGCCATGTTCTTGCGCCAGGAGAAACAGTGTAGTTTATCTCACTGTCCACATGATTAACTTGTACGGATAGGGAAAATTTTAGTTTTTGATGCATGGTATATCTCATCTAGGCTATCAATTTCTTTTTGCCATTTGTCCACGGGCATACTGGTATGAAATGTATACCCTAGGTCCTTTGCCAATGACACCAGTTGTTTCCATCGTCGAGACCTGGTGGGATAATCGTTATCAAGATATCGCGAACTGGTCCAGAATTTCTCAGTCAGTTGAGAATGTTCATGATGTTCAAGTCCGTATTGTTGTATCAGGTCAGTATTGTTCAACAATGGCGAGTTTGACAACAATGAAAACGTAGGAGTAATACCAATCTGAATCATGCGATTATTGGCCAAGTGTGCATATCGTACCAGTAACTGTTTGGTTTGATCAAAATCAGCTTCGGTCTCACTAGGGTAACCCACAATCAACAACCAAGACTGTGCAATATTGTATTTGTGCAATGCCAATACAGACCAATCAAGATCGTCATTATTGAATTTCTTTTTCATGTCGTAGCGAATTTTTTCACTACCTGATTCTACTCCCACAGTCCATGATCTACAACCAGCGGCAGCGGCCAACCTAAAATCTTCATCGGGCATTTGTTCACGCCCTCGGAATATAGCATATCCTTGATAACTAATCTCACCGGGAATTTTTTCAATCAGTCTTTGATTCATAGCACGATAGCTGGGTATACTACCGTTGATCAAGTTATCAGTAAAATGAAAATGCTTGATTCCAGTATGTGTGTAGTTGTGAATAATCTCGTCTGCTACTCGTACTGGATCTCTATAGATAAAACTTGGCCAAAAACTAGCAACATCACAAAAGGTGCATTGTCTAACACACCCTTTGCTGCCAGTAATGGTCATATAAGGTTCAGTGGTTTTGTTTTGACGATCTTGAGTGTCAGCCAGTTGTGAATAGAAATCAAGGTCGTAGTTTTGCCATGCTGGTACAGGAATGCGATCCAGATCTTCCTTGGTCTGAAGAGCACTATTTACTAACCCTGTTTTGTGTTCCTTGATACTGGCAACAACTTCAGATTCAGCATCTCCCACAATTATCAAGTCAGCAATCTTGTTATCAGCCCATCGTTGATACTGTTTGAGACCAGCGCTGTGATTAACTTCTAGTCCTTTACCGCCAGCTAGTATTTTGGTTTTGGGAAAATACTTGCGTAACATGTAGCTTAATACCAATCCAAAATCCAAACTTTCGGATGTAAAAATACTAAGACCTATGTACTCTGGATTGTGCTCTTGATGTAATTTTTGCAAAAATCTCTTGGTAAATCTATACACCTCTCGAAACATCCGAGGTTCAAGTTGTTCGTGAACCAAGTGTCCCATGCACAAGAAAGTCTTGAGATTGGCATAATAAGATTTATTGTGAAACTCTGCAATAAACTTGGCGTTGAAGTCTATACCCACAGCAGGTATACCTGCTTGATTCAAGCAGGCGCTTAACAGTACCGGAGCAACCAGTGGATAAGGTTCACAATAGGGTACAGAAATAATGGCAACAGTTGTTATGTTAGGCGTCATTTGGATGGGCTAATACAAACCAACTTAGAGTTTGGTCATTGTCAATATAGATTCGATAGTCGCCGTATTTAACCGCATAGGCCCAGATGTGACTGATGTCGTCGGGTGTGTATGCTTCTTTGTTGTAGACTTGATTCTCAAAAAGTTTCGCACGAGTCTCAACATCCTGACTCCAGCCAAAAGTGGTATTGAACCAACGGCGTGCTCGATCAAAGTCTAACACACCAGTGCCGTGTTGCACCGATCTTGAAAACTCCAACAGGTAAGTGTAGCCATAGTGACTATGCCTACCATCCATTTTTGTGATTTTGTATCGCATAGCTGAAAAGGGGCTTTAAGCCCCTTTTGTTGAACGCCTATCAAGCAGAAGCTTGCAGGATGTACTTGCCGTATCGGCTGTGGAACTCGTCAAAGTTCTTGAGCTTGGTTGGGAGGAATGGCAAGTCGTATGTTGTCAATGCAATACGAGCACCCATCACAACCAGTTCAGTCTCAAAGTTCTTCATCATGTAGCCCAGGAAGTTGTCTGCCATCTCATGGAACTCTTTGTCTGCAGGCTTGTTTTCCACAGTGGCCTTGAGTTCGTAGCACATGGAGATCACCAAGCTGTACATTGCCGACACTTCTTTGACTTGCAAGTCAGTTACCTTGCCCTTCAAGATGTCCACAGGGTTGGGCATGCGGCTTGCAATCTTGCGGTGCGCCATGAACTTAACTGCAAGGCCTTCACCCACAGTACCAGCAATCAAGTTGGTCAGTGTTTCGTCCTCAACTGAGTCGTCCAGCAACTGGCTCACAAAGCTCCATGAACGTGGAGTAGCAAAGGCTCGCGAAGCTGACTTGGCGTCAAAGTCGTACAAGTCCTGCTTGGCAAAGCTCAAGTAACCCACAACGTCTTTGTGGATCTTGTTTTGCACAGCCCACTCTTGCCAGGAGTTAAAGTCCACCTTCATCTCTTGGTGAATAAAGCGGTTTGCCAGCGGAGTTGGCATGCGGTAAGTAACACCTTTGTCGCTTTCACGGTTACCGGCAGCAACCATCACAACGTTATCAGGCAACACATATTTGCCAATGCGTCGGTTCAAGATCAGCTGGTAGGCAGCTGATTGCACACTAGGAGCAGCCGAGTTCAGCTCGTCCAAGAACAACACCACAACAGGGTACTGAGATGCAGTTTCTGCATCAGGCAGTTCAACTGGGGGAGCCCAATCCATCTTGCCGTTGTCTTTGTTGTAGAAAGGGATACCACGAATGTCTGTGGGTTCCATCTGACCCAAACGCAGGTCAATCATGAGACCGTTAAGGTCTCGAGTAATGCCTTCAACCAATTCTGACTTACCAATACCAGGAGGGCCCCACAGGAACAAGGGACGCTTGACTTGGAAAGCTTTGAGCAGGCTCTTGCGTGCCTGGGCGGAAGTAACTGTGCGACTATCTGACATGAAGTACCTTTCGGGTTGTTTAACTAACTAAGCTGTTATTGTAACAGTATTGGATTTATTGGTCAACAATTTTTTAACTGTTGATTGTTGCAAAAGGGCCACAATCTTCTTGCATGATTTCGGCTGCTTCAACCACAAAGTTTACCGGGATTTCCAGCTCACGGGCAACTTCGGCAAAGCTTTTGCCTTCATCCAGCAAGTACTTGACGTCCAGGGCCAATTCACTCATCTTGCTCATTGCAGTCTCCTTTTGCGTTAACAAGTGTTTATTATAGCAAAAGACAAAATTTCAGTCAAGCAAAAACCCTACATGTTGAAAGGGAATGAATGTAATACTCAAGTAGTACTGTTGTAAATACTGCCTACACTATGTTTTCCATTGAGAATTTTTACTACATCTTGCACCGCCACCTTTTGGCGCCACTGTGCGTACATGATATAATGTACACCAAATTTGGGTCAGTAAGTCTTGATGACCTTTTCTTTGGAAGATACTTGCCCCTTAGTCCGCAAAGCGGCCAGGCTGTTATTAGAAATAAAGTTTGTTATTTTTTCGACCAAGAGCCCATCAATGCGCAAAGTGTTTATGACTGCCCGTTCACATACTTTTTTAGTCAACTCAAACTGCTGGCCAATAGTGAACACTCAGAATTGAAAAAACGCCTACTCAAAGAAAATCATTACCTAGATTGGTATTACTTTTTTCATGGATTCGCTGCTCTTGATTGGTACCGTGATGCTCAGTATTTTGATCAAGACGTTGACTGGACTCGTCCTTATGTTTCGTTAAACCGCCTGCATGTGAACGATCGTAGTTATCGTCTTAATCTAGTAGCACGATTGGCAGAACAAGACTTGTTGGATCGCGGGCACGTGAGCTTGCATCTTGGGCACGCCGAGCACGGTACTTGGCAACAAGAAATAAGCAACCCTGACACTCGACTCAGTGCTCAGGCTCGTGAACTGATTGCACAGCACCTGGGCAAGCCCATGATACTTGATAGAGACAACACTACTGGTAGTCTAAGCGCAGATTTTGGAGATCAAGAGTTTGCACTTTGGAAGTCAGGGTTGTGGCATATTGTTACTGAAACAGTTTTCTATCATGACAAGTTGCATCTGACAGAAAAAATATTCAAGCCTATTGTGGCTCAACGCCCTTTCATGTTGGCAGCGGCACCGGGCAATCTTGCTTATTTAAAAAGCTACGGATTCCAAACCTTTGATCGGTGGATTGACGAAAGTTATGACACCATTCAAGATCCAGATCTAAGACTACAAGCCATAGTAGACCAAACCAGCAAGCTATGTGCCATGAGCGATAGTGAGCTGCGAGAAATGCACCGGGAAATGCAGCCAGTACTAGAGCACAATTTCAATCACTTGTGGACTGGGTTTAGACAACAAATTGTAAACGAACTAGTCAACAACTTTGAAAAGTGCATTCGCATATGGAACAACGGTCGTGTGGATGGTAGAGAATTACCCTTGCAAAATATCAACCTTGCGCAGGTCAAGCAAGTGTTGTTGAGATAAGTTACCGCTTACGAATACGGTGCAAGCATATGGTTCTTGCCGCTCGACGCTATGCGCCCTCCTTTCACCCGTCGGCTACTTCAACATGCTTGCGCAGAGGTCAAGGTGTGACGACACCTTCTAGTTGCTCTATTCGAGCAGCAGCTTCTTCCAACAAATCAGCAATGCGGTCTGGGGTGCCTTCTTGTACTGATTTGCGGTCCTTGATGTTGCGGCGAATCTCAGCTCGCTTACGTAAACGAAACACTAAACTTTGTTCTGATACTGGTAAATGTGATTCGTCAATCATTTGCCTAGTCCTGTGATCCAGTCGCTCTTGATACCCTTTTCATAGTAATCTCTAGCACGACCTGAGTAATACATTACTTCACCGCATTGAGTGCATTTATAACGATGCAGGTCAATGTCAACCGTAGTAGATTCTGTCTTGTATTCCCACTCTCCGTCAATTTCTTCTCCAAAGTAGTCGGTAGTAACCCAACGACTAGTTTCTATTGTGTGATTGCAATTCATATTCTCCAACCTCTCGGATGATCCTTTGTATCTTTTCGCCACTGTTCTCTTACCATGTCATTCCACTCGTTAACTTTCTTACCCTGCATTTCACGAATGACATGTCCACCTCCGGTCTTTACTAGGATGGGATACCATAAATGATCTATGTAGCGCGGGATGATTTTAAAAGACATAATAGTCCTTAGAATGGAATGTCATCGTCCCAGTATATGGACAGGTCAACTTTTTTGTGCTTGGGTGCAACATAGTCAGGGTTGTGGAAGTTATCAAACACCGCTTGGTATCCTTTATCCACATCACTGTACCAGCCGGTAGTACGCAACCGATCCTGATTGTCGCATAGGATTTCAGTTTTGTCTAAGTTAGACCATGGGTTGTCAGGATGCCAAACAGTGACATACCCATTCGTGTACGTGCCTTCCCAGCAGCCGTTGACTACCCAGAACTCAAAATGAGTTGGCGAAAACTCTTGCTGGATATCAACTAGCAAACTTGGATCGTCTTTGGTGCCTAACATCAATCTCATTCTTCACCCTTTATTACATCAAACAAAGTTCCGTATTCATAACGACTCCAATCATCAAAGTCAACATAGGTATTGATACAACGGCGGTATACAGTTTCTCCCCATACCCTTTTGCCGTGTATCTTTACCGGACGCCAAGCGAACCATTTTTGCCAGGCACCCTTCTCGATCTTTCTAGCAACGTATTCGCCCTGGCGGAAGCGATCAGTGATTTCCTTAGGCCGCCTCCATGTAGTTGCGTACCCATGTCAAGCGAGCTTGCTCGTCCAAGGCAGTGTAAGCTTCAATGTTGGCACGGATGTGCTCCAACAATGGGTAATACTCTTCGTCGATCTGTTCCTTGAACTCTTTGGTCAACAACTTGTCTGTACGAGGATTGCGAGCAACCCACTTTGCAGTCAGGTAGTAAGGGCTCTTGATCTTTGCACCTACGCCGTTTTCGTCATAGAACACAAAGCCTTCGTGCTTGACCGCCTTGACCATGTTCTTCAATGCTGCCACTGTTACATGGAAACACTCAGGAACAAAGCACTTGAACATTTCACCCAGTTGCTCTAACACAGCAGGTTCATGTCCTACTTCTGACTTCCAAGTCTTTTCACGATACCCCAAGATGTACATACCAGGCTTTTCAACCACGATATGAGGATCGTTAGGATGTACGCACTCAAACATGAAAGTCATGTCGCGGCAGTCATCAGCCATCAGTGCCATTTGCCAGTCTGCCCAGCACATGTGCTTGAGCATCATTTCCTTGGCCATAGCAACAAAGTCACCTGAGGTAGAACCAGTTGTGCTCACTAGAACGTCACCTGCATGCCAAGTCAAGCTCACCATGAAACCGTTTACCTTACGGAAAGCAGTCACAATAGTATCAATTTCGGAAAATACAGGTGCTTCCTTCTCGATGCCATAGTTGTAGATTTTTGTGAAAGGATACGACACTAGGTTGAAATCCCGATCCACAATACTTCCACGACATTCAGCAATGTACTCGTTCCACAGGTTATCGTAGAACACTTTCTTCTTGTACTTGAGCACATAGATACCTTCGCCAGCCTCTTTCATGTTCACAAGGCCTGAAGTCTCTACATACTTTTTCAATTCTTCTTTAAACATTAAAACACCGTCTTTCCTTGAAACTTCTTTTGAAGTCGTTGATACTCGGCAAATTCTTTTTCAGCGTTTGTACGCTTACGCAACTTTTCCTTTTCACGGTCCTTGGCTTCTGCTTCACGCCGCTTGGCAAACTCTTTGTCGTTCTCCAAACGGTGTTCCCACAGTTCAAGTTCAGTGCCACCATCGTAGCCGTAAGGCTCGACATTGAAGCTGATCTTACGACCAGGATACTCTGCCCGCAGTTCTTGCATACGAGCAATAACTTCTTCGGGAGTCTTTTGGTCAAGAACATCGTAGAACGATTCAGTGCCCAACTTCACAGTAATTTCTTTACGCTTTGCCATCTTCAACTCCGAAATGTTCTCGAATCGTTCGCATACACCCATTGGCTGCGCTACGAACATCATTCAAACGTTGATCCTGGGCAATGGCAGTGGCACAATCCTTAATCAGCAACTCGGCAAACTTTTCCATCATTTCACGATAGTTTTCATCACGCTTGTCAAACACTTGAAATGCTTGTGCGTACAGTTGGTATACTCGTTCATTCATATCAAACTCCGATGTACTTACTAGCTTCGGCGTGCAAGCCACGATCACCCCGGGTCATCACAGCCAACAACAATCTCTTTTCTTCCAAGTAAGTCTTAGCGAAAGCAGGATCATGCGCCATGATGCTCTTGCTGTTGGAGATCAAATCTGCCAACTTGATGGTCTGCGCTTCTGCGGGCGCTTCGGCAGTGTGAGCACGATCCATTGCCTTGCGAACTGCACGATTGCCGTCTTCGGGCTTGGAAACGTCAGTCAACCATCCAACCAAGGTAGCAATGTCAATGCCAAACGCCATGTGGATATCAGTGAATGTACAGCCAGTGTCTTCCACAACATCGTGCAACCAAGCGGCAGCAACCATGTCAGGAGTACTACCGGGAACACCTGCTACGATCCTTGCAACTTCTGCAGGGTGAACAATGTAGGGCTCACCGGTGTACTTGCGCTTTTGGCCTACTGCGGCGTGAGCAGCCATAGCATAGACTTGTGCCTTACGAACAACGTCCATGCCACTTTGATCCATTGTAAAGTTTTCCATTTTACCGCTCCTTGAGTCTCTTCATAATTGCCACAAACCAGTGCTCCTTGAGAACACGTTGGAACTCAACATCTGGATCATATTGTCGACCAGTTTTTCTGCAAGTAACCAACATATCCAACTCCTGTTTTGCTTTGCTATGTGTATATTATAGCAAATTGGGCAATTTGAGTCAACCAAAATCAAGTACTACAAAAGTATTACTTGTGATGCCCTTTGATCTCGCCTTTCATAGCGTCTGCAATGGCACGTTCCATTTCCACTACAATGAATCCAGTTGCATCCATGCCCATGTCCCGGGCACGATACTTTTCCAAACCACTCTCGCCACCATGCAGGTGACCGTGAAAGTGAACACTGCCTCGATGCATCTGATCCCACTCTGCAATAGGATAGTGAAACATGCATACCTTGGTACCGTTGTAGTTGATGTCCAGGTAGTGATGAATTTCTTCAAAGCAACCACGGAACACAGGGTCATTCAAGGTCTTGCGATCATGATTGCCTTGTACCAGGATCTTGCGACCATTGCAACGCCGCATGAATTCGGCTGCTTTCTGAGCAGGCAAGAATGCCACGTCGCCCAGTATGTAAACCAAGTCTTCGGGCTCGACGATTTCGTTCCACTCTTTAACCATGGCTTCGTTCATGTAGTCCACATCGTCACGGAACCGTGCCCGTGTCGCAGGACAAAACTTCATGATGTTTTTATGACCAAAATGCAGGTCGCTTGTGATATATGTTTTCATAATAGTATTATACACTCAAAAGAAAACCCAGTCAAGCTGGGTTTTTGAATGTTGCACGTTTGCAACAGTTAGCTGGCTGTCCAGATTTCGTCAAATCCTTCGTCTTCAGTTGGCATTTGGAATCCTGAAATCATGCCATTCAGCACGTTCCACGGAATCTTCTTGCCCGGACGGCTTGCAAGCCTGCGATCATGCTCTGCCTTGTCTGGAGTAGGAAACACCACTGCCACAGCATGATAGTTGGGCAACATAGCAAACTTCTTGCGCCGAGAACCCTTGGTAGTACTGGTCTGATCCCATATGATATCTCGACCAGCTTCACGAGCACGGACCACAGCTTCGGCCATGAGCTTGACAGCAGTAGGCATGTAGTCGTCAAAAACTTCCGAGTAGGTGGAACCCACTTCCTTTGCATAGTCTTCTACAAAGTCATCAGTACTAACTACTGCACAATCCTTGGCCCAATCTTGTTGAGCAATCCAAGTGCTCTTGCCCGAGCCCGGCACACCTACTAACACATACAAAGTTGGCATTATTGTTCCCATCCCAGTTTCATTGTTCTCCAGCTTTCCACATTTGGCTTTTCGTCAGCATCGTAAGTCCAGCCCAGCGCCTTCATTAGGCTATGCTTGACCAGTAAGTTGGGACTACGAAAACGCTCTGTGTCTTCAAAGCCCATCATGACTCCAACTTCTGCCACAGCACCTGAACGACACAAACCTGCCATGCAATGCACCACAACGTTCATTCGGTTCTCTAACGCATGCTTGAGCAGACGCACAATTTCTTCTGCTTGAGCAGGAGTAATCTTGGCTTCGTCGGGCCACTTGTCATCTCGCTCCACGTCCATGAATTCAAACTTGTGAACTTCCCGGAACTCGTGCGCCGGAGTGGGCCACCAAGTAGGGGCAGGATCCATGATCTGAATCAGCATAGAGTTTTCACCAGCTTCGTGATGAAACCTCATGGGCACATCTGCGGCAGCTACGTTTTCAATCCAAGGCATGTTGTTCTCCTAATACAGCATTATAACACACCCGGGATTTATTGGTCAAGCTCAATATCTGTAGGTGTCAGTTTTGTAAGGGCCATCAACAGTAACACTAATGTATGACGCTTGCTTTTCACTCAGTTGAGTAAGGTTAGCACCAATTTGGTCTAGGTGCAATCGTGCAACTTTTTCATCAATGTGTCGAGGCAACAAATACAGTTGACCTGACTGGTATGCAGAGGAATTGCTAAACAGTTCAATCTGCGCCAGCACTTGGTTGGTAAAGCTGTTCGACATCACAAAGCTGGGGTGTCCTGTGCCGCAACCCAAGTTTACCAGTCTACCTTCTGCCAGTAGAATAATACGTTTGCCGCTGGGGAAGATGATGTGATCAACCTGGGGCTTGATATTTTCCCATACACAGTTCTTGATGCCAGCAACATCAATCTCGGTATCAAAGTGACCAATGTTGCACACAATGGCATTGTTCTTCATGGCATCCATGTGAGCACGAGTGATTACATCAACGTTGCCGGTTGCAGTTACAAAAATATCTGCTTTGTCGGCAGCGTATTCCATTGTGACCACACGATAGCCTTCCATGGCAGCTTGCAATGCACAGATAGGATCAACTTCAGTAACCCAAACTTGGGCGCTGAGTGCTCGCAATGCTTGTGCAGATCCTTTGCCCACGTCACCGTAACCACAAACAACTGCAACTTTGCCTGCAATCATAACGTCGGTTGCACGTTTGATAGCATCTACCAAGCTTTCGCGGCAACCATACAAGTTGTCAAACTTGGTCTTGGTCACAGAGTCGTTAACGTTGATAGCAGGCAACTTGAGAGTGCCGGCAGCAATGCGTTCCAGCAGTTTGTGAATGCCTGTTGTGGTTTCTTCTGTTACGCCAATAATACCCGGCAATAAGTCTGCTCGCTTGTCATGAACATATCCGGTCAAGTCATGACCATCGTCCAGTAACATGTTGGGGCGCCAGCCGTCAGGACCTTCTAGGGTTTGTTCAAGACACCACCAGTACTCAGCTTCAGTCTCGCCCTTCCAAGCAAACACTGGAATACCAGCGGCAGCAATAGCGGCAGCGGCTTGATCTTGTGTTGAAAAGATATTGCAACTACTCCAACGCACACTGGCTCCAAGTTCTACCAAGGTTTCTACCAGTACAGCAGTTTGGATAGTCATGTGCAAACTACCTGCAATACGTGCTCCTGCCAAGGGCTTGCGACCTGCATACTCACGTCTTACTGCCATCAACCCCGGCATTTCGCTTTCGGCAATTGCAATTTCCTTACGGCCCCAAGAGGCCAATCCAATATCTGCTACTTTGTAATCCATATGTTCCTTGATTTATTATTAGGCAACTCGTGCCATTCGTGGTTGACGTCGAGCTTCGACGTGTGGGTCTTTGAGCAAGTAGTCACGTCCTACCTTGCCCTGTTCAATTTCCAACAGTGCTGTCAAAACACTACCGTGTCGTGTTTCGCTAATGCGTGGAGCATCACCGCGATGCAATTCTCGTACACGGCGTGCGGCAATCAACACTAGGTCATACCTGTTGCCTACCGCAGCAACTGCGCCTTCGCTGGTTAATCCAGTAGTGGGATCTTTGGGAGAGTGTGTCATTCTTGGTCCTTTGGTATAATACCGTTACTATGTCGATCTGAAGTTTTCTCTGTATCCTGGAACAATCTCTGTTCCTGAATTGTTTTCTCCCCGAAAAACTTTCGAGGATTGCCACACATGACGCAGTTAGAATCTCCGCATGTGGTAGCATGAACTTTGGCTAGACGATGTTCGGGCCCTGTGGGGAAACCGTGCGCTTTGGCAATTTTGGTTTGTTTTGCTATGGCAGCATCATCTTTGAGTCTGCGACGGGAATTTTTAAATCGGTCTTGTTCAGTGCTCATGTTGTGTCCTTGATCATGTATTGTACATTAACAACTATAGTTAGTCAACCTAGATTTGCCCAAAGAAAAACCCCGGGGCAGTACATGACATTAAAAGAGGTCATGCACCGTTGCCCGGGGCCGTGTTATGCATCGTAATAGTATGAGTTCTTTTGCTCGGTATCCAGCAACCATTGATATACCGGAGTAGTAAACTCCAGCAGTTGGTATCCATTGCGTCCCATGTATTCTGAAGGAATACTTGTTTCTTCGGGCAATTCATCGTACACACAAACTCCATGGTCTTCCAAGGCCATTCTTAAGTTTAGTCCTTCTAGACGTACACTGTGTATCCTTAGCATAACCGCGGCATGTTCTGTGTTGTTGATGGTTGTGCGGTGATGATCTTGCAATCCTGTTAGTATTATTTTTAATTGTTTAAGATGCAGTTCATCAGAATCTAAAAATCTGTGAGTACACTGCATGACACTGTGATCAACTGATTGATCAAATATTACTTGATCATCAAATAGTATCTGCACAGCCAGGTCGCTGTACTGCATGGCAAGTGCTGTGTCTTGGCAAGCCGGAATCCAGGTAGCATAATTGATCATGGTACCAACAGAGAATTCCACACAAATGGTTGCATAGTTGACGGGAATTGTTACTGGAAGTTGATACATGTTGTTCAAGACGCACGATTAAAAAAATGGTTGATACTACTACCAAACGTGTTATCAAGCTCTTTGACACTTAGTAAAGGCAAATTTTTTGTTTTCAAAATAGTGTTGTTGTCTAAAATAAACAGCCAATCCGAGTCGTTGATCAGTCCTGACTTGATGTTGGTACGTGTTAGATATTTGCTACGTACTTTTCTTGCAGTATCCAAGTAGCTGCGATCCTGATCAAATTCAAAAATGTATGCTTTCAAAAAGTCTTTGTAATGATCAAAGTCGCTCAGCACATGTGTGTGATAGTAGATATAATCTTCAAAATCGTAACAATCATAAAACCCAATGTCCGCTATGGTTTCGGGAAACATGTTTTTTAAATGTATCAAATTTTGCACCACTCCACCTTGCACATGAGTCTGCATAAACATCCACCATCTTGCATCGGCCATGGTCTCTATGGGCTTTTGTGCTAGAGCAAACCAATTTTCTAAAAATTCAACAAACTTGGGATCTTTGGTTTTATCGTAAACTACTGTTTTCCAGGATTGTTGTAATACATTTACGTCATAACGATATGCAGAGTCAGGATCCAAACATCCAGTTAGCTCATCGCAAGGGTCGCCGGTAATTGCTATTCCGTCCAACTGAATTGGCAATGCTGTACTGCGTATATCAATGTTGATTTTTTCTATTTGTGGGTAATTGCTGTTGAGAAAAGTTAAAAAATCAGCATGCTCGTGAATACTGGTATTTGAATAAACTATTCTAATCTGCTCCAAATTGGGAGCATGTTTCAAAAACGCAACCACAATAGCAGTTGAATCAATACCACCACTCCAGCATATGTTTAGTTTGACATTGTGGTTGCAGTAGCCTAACACTCTGTTCTTGAAGAATTGCGATAGTGCCATTTCAGCAACAGGCGGCCTCCATGGACGCACAATATCTACCTTGAAGGGAGAAGTAATAAACTGTGATCGATCATTCAAGGGGCAAGTGATCCACTCAGGATCAACCAACAGATTCAGGTCTACTAGGTAATTGTAAGCATCAAACCCAGAGACTTTCAAGGTATTGCTAACTGGTGTAGTTTCACATTGTTGCCAATCTAACAGCGTTTTTTGAAAATGTTTGTTAAACAACAGCATGTTAGGTAAGGTCATAATGGCTATTTGCTAGGTCTTGACAATTTGATCAAATTGAAAAGATTGAATTTCGTAATCAGAAATATCTTCTGTTTCAAATGCAAGAATTTTTTCGATTAGAGTTGACTCTCTTAGACTGAGATACTTGAATGTTTCAAACTGTTTTTTAAAGCATTCACTGTTGGTAGCATTGGCTACCAACTCAGTAAACAACAGTTCTTTGGCCTCACGTGATTCATCTAGACATTGCTTTAGTAGCCTGATCTTGAAGAACTTTTCGCTCATGTTATTCTGGTACTTGAACCACAGTTACTGGTCCCGATATATCGCTTGTTGCTGAAAACTCGGCCCAACTGTTGGCATCTTCAAGAGTAGACCATTGGCGAATTACCTCGAACGTACCGTCGTCCTTTTCAGTTATTGAAACAAGCTTGCCGTTTGGCGCTGCATATGTTTGTACTTTTTCACGGAAAAGAGTTACAACCTCTTCTGAGGGTACTGCGGTCCAGCTTCCAATAGTGTGGTACATGATAAATCCTTTTGTAATAATCAGTTATTTACCAAACGACATTGTTCCAATACAGTATTCTTTAGAGAATGCCCGTAACTTATCAGCTTGGCCGTTTTTGTTGTATTCAACAAAGTCAGGAAGTTGTTGAGCCAGATAACCAACACCAGTTTTCCAAACATGGAATTCTCTAGCAAAGTCAGGATTGGTTCTGAACCATGTGTCAAATTCTGTATTCCACCAACTGGTTGCTTTGTCAACTTGAAACCATGAATCATCCCAAGTGGTATACAATATACTTCGCAACCATCTTTCATGATATAGCCTAACTGTGGCCATGCTGGGTTTGTCCCAAAATTTTCGTCTCTGCGGGTTTGATTCTACCCATCGTTTGATAACATGTGCTTGCTTGCACAGCATATCAACACAGTTTGGACTCCAGTAAAAAAACTCTGTAGTTACGTTGGTATAATCTTGGTTGAAATCATTAATACCAGTAATGTTTGCAACTGTGTCAATAAACCGCAGATAAAACTTGTTATCTATAACAGCAGTTTTGGGTTTGTCAAGTCCCACTACAATTGCTACTTTTTGTCCTTGATCAAAGTTTTTCTTGATTGCCCCAAAATGGAAATAGTTGTATCTATACAATTGTCCCACACTCAATGCATCACTGTGATTGAGAACCCAGTCAGCGTCACTGTAGTTTTGCAAAGAACTTACTACTGTATCGCTAACGTCTAATTCTGTTATTTTGGTGTTGGGTAAGTTTGTGTAGATGTATTGCAACCTGGGCACTGCTTGCAATTGGTATTCGGCAGCAAAGTTCCAACTGTCTTTGATTTTTGAATCAAGCACAGTTGATTGCTGAGTGGCACGAGATATGTGGTTAATTACGATTTCGTCAATATGAAGTTTTTGTCTGATAAAGCTTTCAAGAATATTATGGCTATCAGCACCACCACTGTAGCTGAGAATAACATAATCGTATTGTTCCCTAAGTTCTTTAGCACGTCGATCATACAGTTGATCTAGTGTTTCTGAAGGCTCTATGTGCCAAGGGTAGGCTTCGAACAAGTCTTGATGGAACATCCACTCAACTGGTTTACCAACTGTTTTTCCGTGTAACATGGCATTGACCTTGGATTGAAAGTCAATACCATCGCACCTGTAGTATCCTAAATTCTTGTTTAACATGACAAAATTATAATGGTGCTCCCACCAAGAATCGAACTTGGTGCTCGTCCTTACCAAGGACGTGTATTGCCGTTATACTATGAGAGCCATGTGCCCTGGCGTTGCACCAGGGCAAGTTTTACAGCAAGCCTTCTGCAGTCAAAAACTCTACATCACCGGGTGCAATTGCAATCTCGGTGCGAACGTTGATCTCCAACAGTTCGTCTTGCAGTTTCTGCTTGGCTTTCTTGGCTGTAGCAGCCGCTGTTCGGAAGCCTTTAAGGTCTTCCGCAGTCAACACACTGGTGTCAACAGTGGTTGCGTAACCGTAAATGCTACGGCGCGAGTCGTCTTTGCTTTCACGCAACTTGGCCAATTGGCCTTCGACCACGTTCGCAGCTTCGCGAACCTTTTTGCCTGCCAGTCCATTGTAGAACTGGATGTCTTTTTCGAGACGTGCTACACCGGCCAACTTGATGTCAACGCCAGCACCAGCATTGGCAGTGCTAACTGCTTGACGAATCTCGTACATGGCACCCAGCAACTGGTTGCGACGAGCGATGTTGCTCTGGAGTTCGGCGGCCACACGGGCAATTTCAGCTTCGCCGTTTTGGAACTCGTTGATCTTGACGTCGGTTTCAACGTCAATGTTTTTGACTGCCTCGCCGATTGCGAGTTGCAGTGCGTTTGCTTTACGTAGGGTAATGTTCATTTTGTTGCCTTTCAATTTTTCAATATTCAATGAGGGGTGGTAAGATAAAAGTCAAGTAACAGACTGTGCAAAATGCATTGATACCCGGTTGAGGGATTTCACAAGCAAAAAACAAAATTCAAAGCACAGGGGCCTGTATACATCCAGTTATCAAAATGCAGTATTTTAGTGGACCGGAACACACAAGCACGATCGTTGTTGAGACGATTGCCATTGTATAATTCAGCTTTATGGGCTGAGTTTGGCATGAAGCCAAACGGGTCTATCCTAATCTACTCTTACCTTACCGGCCAGTGTATTTCTACGCTGGCAAAAACTTATTATAGCAGAACAGTTGCGCTTGAGCAACTGTTCTGAGCAAACTCAAGCAACTTTCAGGCTCTTGAATCTGTCGGCTGCATAGCTGGCAGCAAAGGCGTCTGGCTTCACAAACGGAATCACGTTGCACACGCCCTTGATGTAGCCCACAGCTTGTGAAATAACACAGCTGGAACCGTGCATTTCGTTGGGGTTGATGTCCAAGTGAACTTCAACTTGGCGACCTTCCAGCACTTCGGCCAGTTTGAGATACAGTTCAGAAACCTTGTAAACTTCGGTCATGAGCCGCATAGCAGGCTTGCCGGGCTTTTGGTCGTATACCAATTCGCGTTGTACTTCACCAAACAATTTGCAACCGTTGTTGCCGTTGATGTGAACCACAATGGCCAACACATAGTCAGCATGCCAACGGCCGTCGATCTTGAGTCGTTCTGAGTCACAGCCCAGATAGATCTTGGTATCCGGGCCTTGCGCTTCGATAAATGCCTTGACTTCTTCTAGGTTGATTTTCTTCATACTACTTCTTTCAAAAAAACTTGGTGCTCCGGGTGGGACTCGAACCCACAAAATCTGGATTTTGAATCCAGCACGTATACCAATTCCATCACCAGAGCTTGATTACTTACACAGGTCGATCCCACAACAAATCAAAGTTGCCTGCTAGCACTTTCTTGGTACTGGCTCGCTTTCCTGTTACATGATCCTGCACTTGGTCGTCTTGAAAACGGTAAGTGCGTATCTTGTCTCCTCGCATGCCTGTGCCTACTTGTGCTTTTCTATCACTTGCTACACTATCATTATACTTGCTTTGCAATAACTGGTCAACTCTTTTTTGTATTGCTTCTGTAGCTTCAGCAAGACTGTTTGATCTTGCTCTGCATTCAGATTTGGCTGTGATACCTGTGGGAATATGAGTTATGCGACAACTGTTTTGATGTTTGTTGCGATGCTGGCCCCCGGCTCCAGTGCCACTGTACCATTCTATTGTGAGATCATGGTCTCGGATTACAGTAGATATAACGTGGGGATCAACAACTGCAACTGTCACAGTTGACGTATGAACGCGACCTTTGCGCTCAGTTGGCGGAACACGCTGTATTCGGTGTCCACCGGCTTCGTTTAGTAAGCCAGATAAATCAGTACCCTGTACTTCCAAGTGAAGTTCGCCTTGATACTCATTTA